AAGTGCTTTTACTCCAGTTCCAGAAAGTTGACCACCAGAACGAGTTCCTTGATATCTTGTAGGTCCACCAGACTTTGGAGAAGCACCAAGATCTCTTACTTTAACACCTTTAATTGGTGGAACTGTTGAAATAGATCCAGACTTTGAAGGAATGATTGCTCCACCAGACTTACCTGGGGGAAGTGCTTTCATATCTTTCGCAGATGGAAGTGCTGCTTGAACTTTCTTTGCAGTCTCAGCAGAAGGACTCTTTGGCACTTTTGGTTTATTGACTAAACCAGAAGAAGTGGACCAAGGATCTTTTGGTTTTCCACCCCAAGCTGGTTTTGGAGCAGGAACATCCATTCCATACTTCCTAGAAACCTGCTTGATGTTAGGAACATTTCTAGTACCAATGAGACCAGCACCAGTGTTGGGCTTTGCACCAGTCATTGGAATTGCTGGACCAATGTTCTTGGTTCCTTTTGCCGCAGTAGCAAGTTTAGAAGATGCTGCAGAAACTTTTTGCGCCTTTTGTGCTGCCTTTGCAGAAGTCTCCAAACTCTTCATAAAAGCAGTGGCAACGGTGTTTGCCTGGTCAACAGCAACTTTATGTCTCAACCAACCACGCTCACCTTTTGCCTTTGCAGTTCCTGCCGTGGTTTGACCAGCAGGAGGAAGACCTCTAGATGCCCTCTTCTGCTGGAGCATATTCAAATACTTGTTAGGTTCCTGCGTCTTAGGAATACCTGCCTGCCTTGTCGCTCTAGCAGTTTGAATTGCTCTGGTTTGTGTAGCAAGTGCTGGTTTATTTGTAGCAGCAAGTTTGGTTCCTTTCTGCGTTAACCCACCCGCTTGAATTCCCTTTTTGGTTAAGGTCTTTGCAGACATTCCCCTAACTGCTGGTGTTGCTTTTTTAAGCAAACCCTGTCCAAGTTTGAGTCCGTGCTTAATCAGAGCAGCTCTGATTTCCGTAATATAGGTATCCTCATTCAACTGAAACTCAGATGAAAACTCAAGAACATCGTCAAAAAATTCTAATACAATATCCTCATCTTTGAAGAGTTCCTCTACAAAATATTCTGTTTCTTCTTCCGTATCAAAAAAGAACTCATTACAAAACTCATAAACTTCTTCACGAAGTTCTTGCTCGTTATAATATATTGACTGATATGCCTTCTGTAAGGAACCCATTTTATAAAATGACTTTTTAGATATTTATAAAAAAGAAGCACCCCTTTCGGAGTGCTTCTTCTTGAGTGCTTGGCGTCGTGCCTTTGCTTGTCGGAGTGCTTGCGGTTTCAGTTTCCGCTTCTGCTCCTTCTTGGAGTGGTGTTGCCAGTTTGGAGTGTTCATTATTCCTGGGTATCTGAGGATACCATACGTGAAAAACCTTTGATTTTGTCGAACCGTATGACACTTTCAAATTTGTCTTGCATATCGGTCTTATGGGAAATCACAAATATATTAGCATCCTTAATGACATAACGAATAATCTTAAGAAACTCATCCGTTCCAAAACCATCAAGTGACGAGTCAAAGACTTCATCCATAATCAGCAGGTTGGTGTTTACAGAGTTTTTGACACGCGCTACTTCACGCCAGGTGAAGAGTAGGGCAAGGTCGATTCTCATCTTTTCACCTTCACTAAAGGAACTGTAAGAGAAGTCTTCGTGAATAGGAGACTTGACAGTTTCTTTAAATTCTTCATCAAGATGGAAGTTAATATAAAAATCCATCATCTGAAGATAACGATTGACCTGCTGATTTATGAACGGAAGATACTTCTTGATAATCTTCGTTTTTACACCATCGTCCTTGAGTAAGGAATAGGCAAAATCGTGATAAACGATTTCTTGTTTTCTGTCTGCTAAATCTTCAATTGTCTGTTGGAGATTGGATTTAAATTCGTCTAACTTCTCATGTTCAGTATTTCGGTTTGCAAGGTTCTCGGCAATTGTTTGAATTTCATTTTCAAGATCTCTGATTTGTCTCTGGTTGAGGGAAATCCGAGTATTGTTTTGAGAAATGCCATGCGTTAGTTTTGTAATCTCCTGAGAAAGGGCGTTGAATTGACGCTCTCTTTCTTTTTCGAACTCAATTGCTTTTTCAAGTTCTTCATAACCTTCTTTAAGTTCCTTTGCTGTATTTTGAGCGTCCGTAATTTTATTTAACCGGAAGGATTCTTCAATGTCTTGTGTACAGGTAGGGCATACCGTATTTTCGGTAAAAAACTTATGTTCCTTAGTAATAGCAGATACTTTTTGCGACAGTTTACCTTTGAGATTGTTTAGTTTTACTAACTTGTCACCAGCGCCAGTAATATCCGAAAGTTTATCCTGAAGGGAAGAAATATTATCATTGGTTACATCATTCTCTCCCATATAAACACCAACTTCTTTATCCAAATTGGCAATCTTTTGTTTGTTGGCATTAATATTGGCGTGTCCGCGATTCTCCAGTTCATCAATGAAGTTCTGCTGCATCTTCATCTTATCTTTTAGAGTTTCTTTCTTCAACTCCAAAGACTTCACCTGGTCTTTTTGAGTTCTCATCTTATCTTTGAGAATATTATTCATCAAAGAGAAAATACGAATGTCAAGAAGGTCTTCAATCACTTCACGACGATTTGCTGTCGTAAGTTGCATGAATGGAACGAAAGTACTACTACCCAGAATCACAATCTGAGTGAAAGACTTGTAGTTTACTTTGAGAATATTATCTTCAAGCAAACGTTGCATCGCACGATCATCTGCCTCACGATGCATCTCAACGCCATTCACAATAATATCAAACACTGTTGGTTTGATGCCACGACGAACCAAATACTGTCTGTTATTGATTTCAAACTCAATCTCAACCAAGCAATCACGCTCATTGGTTGTATTGATGAGTTGTGGTTTATTAATCTTTCTGAATGGTTTATTGAAGAGAACGAAGGTGAGAGCATCTAGCAGCGTGGACTTACCAGCACCGTTCGTTCCAATAATCAAATTTGTGTTATTTTTGCGGAAGTCAATCTCCGTAAAGATATTACCAGTTGAAAGAAAATTCTTCCATTTAATCTTCTGAAAAGTTATCATTCAATTTAGGGGGAATAACAATGTCGTTAGGTGTGACTACCGCGTATTTGTAATTATATCGCTTACAAGTCATAATGGCAAGTGCATCATCAACTTCTACAACGTCCATTTCTGCGTCTTCATTATCTTCCAACTGCATCGCATAACGTTCTGCATCATCTTCTTCTTCAAAGAGAAAGAGGACTTTCTCACCATATCGGTTTTGAACAGCGTAAGCACCGTCCTCTTTGTTATCTCTGAGTGTAAGAAGAAACATTTACTCTACCTCGCAAGCCTGTGAATAAACTTTTTGAAGGATTCCTTTAACAATTGTTTTATCACATTCAAACTCTGCTTCATCAATATAACGATTCAAAATTGAAATGGTGTTTTCAGTTTCTTCTACCTCAAACTCTTCATTCTCTTGGATTGTAAAGTTTTCAACAATCTTTAAATCTTGAATACCGCAGGAATATAATTTATCTATAAATTTTTCAAACTTCTTAGGTTCGGTTTTCTTCCTAACGATGACTTTTACTATCTTTCCAGAATATTCCCGAGTATCAAATGTTTGATATGGGGTGTCTTCGTAGTAAATGTTATGAAACAGTTTATACGGATTATCGATGACTGTTCTTTCGAGGGTTTCAGTATCAAAAATTGTAAATCCTCTTGAATCGTTTACATCATTCCAATACATCTCATAAGGATTACCTAGATAGAAGATTTTTCCGTCATCCGATCGAGTGTGATAGTGTCCCGAGAAGACATAATCGAACTTCTCAAATAGTTCGCAGTCCATACCGTCTTCCATGACGTGCCCGCGATGAGCTCTGAATCCGTTGAGTTCAAGGTGCCCCATCGCACATACGCTACGTGAAGCTTTAATAGATGAGACAGTATTTTGAAAATTTTCTGCATTAATCCAAGGAATAAAAAGTACGTTTAGTTTGTCAAGTTTAACTTCTGAGCATTCAGAATATACTTTAACATTTTTATATTGACTCAACAACAAATTCACGGAGTTGATTGAGTTGGTGTCTTTGTAATAGGCAGTATGATTACCAACGATAGTGTGAACTGTTATGCCAAGTTTTTCTAACTTATCGTAGTAATTTTCTTTTGCCCATTCAAGGGACCATAAGTCAATACTTCTGCGGTTATCGAAAGTATCTCCCATATCCACAACCATTTTAATGTTGTGCTCCTCCAAATATGGGAAGAATACGGTATCGTAAAACTTTTTGAAGTATTCGTGAAGAAACTTAGATCCCTTCCTCGCGCCGAAATGCTGGTCTGTAATAATGGCAATCTTCATCGATTAGTCTTTTGACTGATAGCATCTTTGATACTATTATACTCTGAACTAGCACCAGAAAGCAAGCTATCATCAACCATCATTACTTCATCATAACCAGTACGCTCAATGATTTTTGACTTAATCTCAAGTTGCTTCTTCTCCTTCTGAATGCGTCTCAGGAAGGCGTAGTGAATGATTTGAGTAAAGTATGCGAATGGATTCTTGGACTTCTCAGGGTCGAAGTTATGAATATATTGTACACAATTCTCAATTCCATCAGAGATCATATCATCTCTGAACATATAATTCACAAAGTTGGGCTTATATGACAAGTGCGTAGCAATCTTCAGGAAACAGTCACCAAGATAGTTTGTAATGGGTGGTTTTCCTTCCCATCTCTTTGAGCGGTCTTCCTTAGTGGGTTCTCTACCGTTGAGTTCAATAAAACTCTTTTCTACTTTCGAACGATAAACAATCAGTGCCTCAAGCAACTCCTTGTTATTAACGTAATGTTCTGATTTCTTTTTTGGCATAACATTGCGGTATTCAATAAATTTTTGTTATCTATATTATACCATATTATTAGGGCTTGACAACACCTTGAAATGTGTGTAGACTACCTTTGTTAGGGTTGAAGGATGAGCTTTAGCTTTCTTTAGAGTCTTCTATATTATTATAGAGTTTCTCTAGAAGTTTTCTAGCATCCTCTACTGAAGAAATATAACCCATCTTATCAGATATTCTTGTTCTACCATCTTCTTCCCAATCAAAATCCTCTTCATTGAGATACTTATTGTAGAACTCAATCATCTGACCTTCTTTAACTTCAGTCATTGTAATAATTTTATCGTATTTAATAACATAGAAATCATCGGTAGGGATATCCATCCAAGGTCTTACTTTAACGTATTGACCAATATGATTTCTCATTACTTTCATAATCACTGGGTTCATCAGTAGAAGTATTGGATCGCCATCATTCTCGTCTACACAGACTAGTGAGAATATTTCTTCTCCAGTAACTAATTTTATAGCGGCGTAAAAGTCATCTCCCATATTAATTTTTTAGCGGAATGTTTACTATTTCATAATTAAAGTTTTCTTCATTATAAACTTTGATTCTCTCTATCAAATGATTAAGTGTGTAGTTTCTCCTGGTCTTGTAGGAAATGTCGTCAGCAATGTCATAGAGAGTTGCCTTTGTCTTGTTATTTCCTTTCCTGAGCACACGGCCAATAGATTGGAGATTCCGAATTCTAGATTTGGATGGAGAAGCAAAAATAACATTGTGCAGATTCTTAATGTTGATACCTGTACTAAATGTTCCATATGAAGCGACAATAATCGCGTTGTTTTCTCTCTCCGTAATCTCCCTTACCTTTTCTCTATCTTCTGTTGCTACACCACCGTGTACAAAGAATACATGACGGTTATCAACCCTGTTGTTATTTATTAAATCGTAAAGGGGTTGTCCGTGCCCTTCAACGCGGGAAAATAGTATGAGCGTATTGCCTTTAAGATCAAGGGCAAGGTTACGTATAAACTTGTTTCGTCTGTCATGGTTAATAATGTACTGGACTTCTTCTTCAAAGTTTTCAAACTTATGTGGTGGGTGTTTCAATAGAAGCACGTTGATATCCAATTTGGCAACGTGTCCCTTCTTCATCAGTTCTTCTGTTCTGATGATTTTATAAGATGGACCAAATAATCCCTCCAATACCCATTTATGAGTTTGGGTGCCATCTAAGGTTCCCGTAAAACCGTAACGATATTTTGCATCAGCAAGTTTTGTCATTATAGATATTAATGACTTAGATTTGAACTGGTGTGCCTCATCCCCAACAACAACATTAAAACGTTCAAAATACTTTCGGGGGAGTTTATAGATGGACTGCCAGGTAGTGATAATCACTTGAGAATCGGTTTCTCTTTCTCTACCAGCATAAATCTTGTGGCAATATGAACCAACGTCCCAGCCATAGTCTTCAAAATCTTTATACATCTGTTCTACTAGGGAAGTCGTCGGAACGACTATCAGAGTATTTTGTCCTTTCTCAACAAAATATCTCACAATCGAATATATCATCAGAGACTTTCCAGAAGCAGTTGGGGATATCAACAGCTTTCTATTATGTCGTAGGGCGTCGTATACTCCCTCTACTTGGTAATCGCGTGGAGAGTACTTGCAAATAGCATTCATATAATCTTTCACACCTTCCTTTGAAATGAAGTCGTTGACCTCAAAAGGAAGACCATAGAATTTGTTATCAACAAACTCATAGGTATATTCATGGTTCTCACAGAACCTCGTTAGTTTGTCTAATAACCCAACATATATCTCACCAGTCTGGGTATTAAACAAACGTATTTTTCCGTCCCAGTACTTATTTCGGTACTGAGGCATAAACTTGGCACCTGGCACGTCAAACGTAAACTGATCTGCTAGTTCGTAGTAGACGTGTGGATCTGCTTTTACCTGAAGATATACTTCGTTCTTTTTTGATATAATCAAATGAGACATAACCCATAAGTATCACCTATGGGTATTTATTGTATCATCAGAAACCTGCTTGGAACCTCTGCCACTCAATGGCATTCTTGATTTGGAAAGTTCTATTGGCAACTGTCTTGATAATTTCTTCAAGAAACTTCAATTCAGTATCATAATAGCGAATCTTCATATCAATCTTATTCAGTTTCTCATCCGCCTCCATATGCCTCTGTATGGCGTCTTTCTCCCTCACCTTGTAAGGAAAGGGTTCTTGCTCATAAACCTCAGGCTCTGCCTTTCCTGTGTAGTAATTATAACGTTCTAGTTTTACTTTATTGTAGGTCTCTCTTGCCTTTTCGCGCAGTAAGGTAATCGTATTATAAAGGGTATAATACTTGGAGTGAAGTTGAGGAATTTTTAAAGATTCATCATGTAGATTGTCAGGGTCAATGACAGAATCTTTCTGCCACATTTCCTGAATTTTATCAAGATCCATTAAATTGACGAAGTGAGTTGATATACAGTATACTTGAATGTTGCCTGTGCTGTAAAGTAGTTCACGTCTGTTGACGTAGCATCAAAGTCCAATGAACTTAAAGAAACAGGGAACATATCAAGGAATTTTACTTTGGCAACTTCATTGAAATTGCTATTGAGAATGCGAAGAGTTCCATCAGCAAATGCTCTTTTGGGGTCATCAGGTTGCGTTACATCATTTTGATTTGCCAACAAATCTCCATATTGTTTCGTTGTTTCTGGGAATCCTAAACCGACCAACCATTCATGAATAGTCCTATAATTCTCCATATTTTCATCAACCAGGAACTGAATCGTCAGATCACCAAATGTGAGTTTTTCTCCTGGAATATCAATGTCTTTCAGATATGATGGTTGAGTTGCTGTTGCTAAACTAATTTCTGGTATCTTAGCAGTGTTGCAAAAGAAATCAACCTTTGGATACTTGGCAAGATTAAACTTGAATCCAATTCCAGAAAGGAAGTTTCTATTATTAATTTGATTGGTCCAAGTACAACCCGCCATCAGTCTTTTTATTTGTATTTAGATAAAAAAAGGGGTCCTTTCGGACCCCCTGAGGAAGATATGTGAATCGAAATCACATGAGGTTGGTGACCTTGACTCTTCTGTAGTAACGGTTGGTGTTACGGGTAAGAGCGCCACCGCCAACGTTGGTGCCTTCTGCGAATGGGTTAGCAACAATACCGTAGCGGGTCTTGAAGCCAATCTTGGGCTGGAAGGTGTCCTGACCGACGGCACGGACCATCTGGAGAGGAACGTATGGGCAGTAGAAGAGACCTGCGTCATAAGGTGAAGAACCCTTATAACCTGCAACGTAGTACTGGTTGCCAGATACGTTTGCCGAATATGGGTCAATGTAGACGCGGTACTTACCTTGGAGAACACCAGCGAAGGTGTTGCCAGTGTCATCAACGTTGAGGTTTGCGTTCAGAGCAGGGGTATAATCGAGAACGCCTGCCATGGTCAGAGCGGAAGCAACGTCTGCAGAGCAGAGGATCATGTTGCCCTTTCCTCTACGAGTTCTTTGTGCGATTGCGTTGGCATCGCGCTCGATTTGGAAAATCAGACCTTTGAACTTCTCAACAGACCAACGACCGTTGGA